CCTGCTTTAATAGCAGGCGTAACTTGAGTAAATTTAACAGTGCCACTTGCACCATCATCTACCAAATCAATTCTGCCTTCAGTTGCACCACATTGAACAGTTAATCCTACTACTCGTGCTGGGGCACTAAGAGTATTAGTTCCAGCACTGACTTTAGTTGTAACTTGTCCACTTGAGGTTAATTGTTTTGTTTTAATACCAAACATATTAACTCCTAGCTTAGGTTAATGTTTTGTTGATACAAAATAGTAGCTCTAACTTCACCAGCATCAGTAGCACCAGTGCTAGTCCATGTTAATTTTAAATCTGCTGTTCCAACGTCAGCCCATGCTAATGCACCACCTGCTTCAGTAGTTGGATAACATCTTCCAGCGCCAGAAGCTGTTGTAATTGAATATGCATTAATCAAAGTAGCATTTCCACCAACAGTATCACCAATACTAAATACACATGTAGCGTTGCCCATTGCTGTAGGCTTATCTAGTACTATGTCAATAATTTGTGAATTAGCTGGTATTACAACCGTAGTTGAATTAGCTGCTGAAGCACCACTTGAAAGAGCAGTGCCAGTTGAAAATGTTTGAGCCATTACAACTTGACCAGTATTTTTTACATCACTACCTAATGTAGTACCTGTAGTTTCTTTAATTGTTCCAGCCTTTATAGGACCAGAAAAAGTAGTTGTACCCATGTCAACCTCCTTTTAGTTGTCTGTTAAGTCTTGAGTAAATTGTATTCTAAAACAAAAAAGGCGCTCTTACAAGCGCCTTCTTTGATCTGGGAGGATCCAGTATTTTTTACGAACCTTGTGATGCGTAAACACATCTAGGATCAGAGTAACCAAAGCTGTATCTCTCTCTTGCTTTGTATCTCATGTTTCCTGTATCAAAATCGCCTTCCATGCCAGTAGCAAGGGCAGCTCTTGTGAAGTGTTTAAATCCATTAGGACAATCTGTTTTAATGAAATATGCATCCGTATCTGTTAGATAATGGTTAACTGTGTAACCACCTGGTAGCATACCCATGTTTTTCAGAGCGTTAATATCATTGTCAGCAGTACCAACTCTGAGTGTGGATTCTAAGATCCTATCAGCTACAAATTGAATGTTAACAGGAATAATTAATTTCTGTCCTTTCATTGCAATTTTTAACCCTCTTTCGTCGATAAAACCAGCAATGTCAATCATCGCTTGTTCTAATGAAACATCAGTAAGGTCAGCATCAGTAGCACTTCTGTTTGAGAAGGTACCACCAAGTGCTGTTGGGTGAGCAGTGTTAGCTAAAGTAACTCCATCTCCACCAGTGACTGAAAACGCATTATTTAATACGTTAGCGCCTCTTACTTGTTTCGTGTAAGCCATAGATCTTGCTAGGGCTTTTGTGTAACGAGCAGATAAAGTATCATACAAGTTGTCTTCGACAGCTTCCTCAGTTAACGCAAATGCAAGTGCAATTGTGTCATGAGTGTATCTAGCAGTGAAAGATTCAGAAGCAGTATCAAAACCAACTGCTGACCCTTCTGCTTTTACATTAGCTTGTCCGAATCCAACTAACATAACTTCTTCTTCAAAAGCTCTATCACTTGATTCTTGCTCAAAAATTTGAGCAGCTTCGTTTTCGTAGCGTGCGTATTCCAAACCGAACAGGGCGTTCAAACCAGGTTCTAGTTCTTTGGCAAGCTGTGCTCTATTAATAGCCATATCCTATCTCCTATATTCCTGATGTTGAGTCCATATAATGAACGTTAAGTTTTACGATCGCTAATCGACCTGCTACAGTTTTATCAACTGCACCTTCTGATACTGAAGCTTCGTCATCAAATCCTACAATTTTAAGATTTAATGATGCTGTAGTATTTCGTGTTGAGGGATCTAACTCCGCAAGTGAATAACCACTAGTGTCTGTACCTGTAGTCGCAGTTGCAAAGTTACAGTTAATGAATAAATCATTATCAGGTAAAGCTGCATTTGCGTTTATTACAAATAAAGCATCAGGATTATCCGCTACATAAGCTGTAGCTTCTGTTGAAGCTTTGATCGCCGCATAACCAGGCCAGTAGGATGACCAAGTAGGAGTTCCATCAGTTGCAATATACTTACAACCCATGAAAACGCCTAACAAAGGTACAGTACCTCCAGCGACGGCACCTACGATATCTATTAATCCGGTAGATAGAGGTATAACTGGTGTACCAGTCCAAATTTTACTGGTAGTACCTGAACTCGCGCCATCGAAGTTAAGAGGATACGCATTAATGCCTTGGTTATTATAGTTTGATCCGACTCTTTCGTAAGGACGAAGACCGAATGCTGCATCTATATTAGCCATAATTTGTCTCCTTTAGACAATGTTGGTAGTAACATAGACCTTGACCATCAAGATTTTTTGTTGCCACCAAATGTTACCCGTGATTGTCTATCTTGGGAGATTGGCATTGATGGATGTTCTTCTCTCATTAAATCGTTATCAACAGATTTCTGTTGATCGTTTGTTAAATTAGCAAAATATTCATCTCTTGCTTCTTTAGTTTCAATCGGACATCTCATTAACATTAATCCACCTACTGCAATAACACCTTTAAATTTACCGTCTGTTAAGTGTGGTAAATCTAACCTGTCAGGATATTCATCTGCTCTCACAGGCTCATATCCAGATCTAAGTCTAGCGGTTACATTTTTATCATCTTGTGTACCTCTATACTCAAATCTTACCCACCGATGGTGAAAACCTTCTGGTGGTTCAGGGGCATCTAAATTAGATGGTGGAACCCAACCTCTCTTTCGAGTTTCTAACTCACGGGTTTCCGTTTTGCGTGAGGTCTTTTTTTTATTTTCTATACTCATATGACTACTCCTTCACGTATTTAGCATATTCTTCAAGTGGCACGTTAAGTCTCTTAGCTATCGCTATTTGTGAAGGTGTGAGCTTCACGACTCGGCGTCCAGATTTAGTCTTTCGTACGGCCGACGCTACAGTCTGAACGGGCTGTTTCGTTTCGGTTTTTTTCTCCTCAGTAGCTTTACCATTAGAAAACTTGTGAGGAAACTCTTTTCTCATACGAGAATTAATTTCATTATAGTACTCATCGCTCGTTGGGTCAAATGCTTCTTGCGTTACTAAGCGATTATGTAGAGCCATAGCGGCTCCTGTCATTATTTCATCATTACCAAACCATTCGTTTTGTGAAGCCCATTCCTCTGCTCTCGTATCAATTGGTTGAGGAATTTCGGCTTGAGTTTCTTGAGTTTGTGGTGCTTGAGCACTATAAATTTTCTCGTCATTTTGTTGGGCTTGTTTCATTGTTCCCAGTCGAGTAGCATCTGCTTTGGCTTGAGCTAAGGCTTCTTGTGCAGCAACTTGACCTTCTGTGTCATTATCTTCAATTGCTTTTTTAAGTTTAGCTTTAGCTGCCTCGGCAGCATTTGTTACTCTTCCTTCATACTCAGATACATAGCCTTTACCAACATTTGTATATTTCTTTTTAAGATCTACATTTTCTTGTTGAACATCTTTATATGCTCGTTCCATTTCTCGCATTCGACCAACAAGATTATTAATTCTTTTTTTAACACCTTTACTGTAATCTTGTAAATCATCTGTTTTGTATGGATCAGCTTCCTCCTCTTGAGGAGCTTCTTCTACTTCTTCTGTTTCTTCCACCTCTTTAGTTTCAACTTCTTGAGGAGTTTCTTCTTCTACAATTTCTCTTATGTTACTTTCTTCCACAGGAACATCCTCTTTAATGTCTTCATCTTTCAATGTGACTTCAACAGGATTTCCAGTTACATCTAAAGGAACCATTTTTTCTTGAGCCATATATTTCTCCTAAAATAAACTTGCTGGCAGTATATCTTTGGGATGATCAATGACTGCCAGTATTTCATCATCATTCACTATTCTCAGTTCTCCTCCATCAATACGAATTCTAGAACCCGCATATTTTGTAATAAGCACCCAATCTTTTTCTTTACACCAAGCGCCATTAGGAAACCTATCTTTATCTTTATAGGCATCTGGACCCACTCTTAAAACTTTACAAACATTTGTAGATATTTGTGCTTCTGCTACAGTTTCATCTGTTAAGTGTAATCCTCCTTTTGTTTTTTTCTCCAACAATAAAGGAAACAAAACAATTCTAAAACCTGTTGGCTCTGGAACTTTTTCTACTTCTTTTTTTGTTGTGTAAGGTTTTTCGTTGATATCAATAATATCAGCGTCTTTTTTGATCTGCGATTTCATCTTCATATTGCTCCTGTTTGTTTAGCAGGTCCGTGAGTTCCTGTATTGTTTCTCTATTTGCATGTATCTTCCCTAAAAGAAATTTATATTCCTCTAGCGATTTTACATCTCCGGTTATAACTTGAATGAGTTGATCTTGTCTAGTCTTTATTGATTTTTTTAAATACTCTACAATCGTTACTATATCTGCCATTAGGTTAAACTAGCCATCTGTGCACTCATGGCTTGTGCCCGATTAGGGGTTTGTTTTGCCCAGCGTGAGTCCAACATTTCTGATGCTGCCGAAGAATATTCAAATGCTGATAAGTGTTTCCACATATTACGGAACTTCGACACCCCAGTTTTTCCAAGTTGAAATATCATTTCTATAATTAGTTCCTCTGCTATTTCGTCAATGTCGTTACAACCATTCTCTGACATTAAGTCTTTTGCACCTTTGATAGCTGTTTGTAGATCGTGTTCTAGTATTGTCATGAGAAACTTCTCTTCGTATTCTTTATCATCTTCCCAAAAGTCTTCGACGCAGAGGTGCCCTACGCCCACCGTTCTCTTACCTAGGGTATCTAGGTATACCTTGTTTCTGTAGCCCTCGTGTTTTTTTACGGAAGCTAGTAATCTATCCATGTTCATGTATATATCCTTGTCTTTGGTCTTTTGTTTTTAAGCATACGTCCAAACCCTTTGGGCATTACTGTAATAAATCCTCCGTGTTTATAATTTTTAGCCCATTGTTTAGCTATTTTTGGTTCGTTAGCAAATAAATATTTTCTTTGTTTCTCAGATTTAAAAGGCATTATTTTTTCTTTTTAGGAAAACCTTTTTTCATATTAGCATAAGCTTTTTTACTGATAGTAGATTTTTTCTTTGACCTACTAGTACCGGCCTTTTTTCTTTTATTAATATTATAATATAAACCTTTTTTAGCCATTATTTTTTCTTCCTTAATTTTGCTAAAGTTTTTGCAAACCTTGCTCGTTGCCCTAATTTACCTCCTGCTTTCGCAGCTTTATTCAATTGTTTCTTTGAAATCTTTTTCCCTTTTTTAACACCAAGTGATTTTCTCAATGCACCTGGTTTCTTAATTGCTTTTTTTATATTTAATTTCTTTGCCATTATTTTTTCTTAATTAAACCCATTGCACCTTTTCCAGCCTTGATGCCGAAGCTAGCTGAGCAGGCAATATATAAAAGGTGTTTATAATAATCCGGAAGTTGTTGCAAGGCAATAAACCCAGCTTCGATGTGTGTAGTCATTCCTGGAAAAAATACGAGTGTCGCTGGAGCAAGTAGGCAAATTAAAATTAATTCGTCTTTCCACGAGCCTTTCATTTGATCTACGGCTGATGCTTCCCATTTCACTTTGCCAGCGATTTGGTCTTCTTTCAACTTAGTTGCTGCTTTTACTTCTGTAAGTTTTAATTCTGCTTTCGCTTTTTTGGTCTCGACGAAGCCGCGAATTCCATCAGCGGCAACGCCGAGTAGGGGTTTTGCTAAAAGTTGCCAGACCATCGTCTAGGCTCCTCCTCCAATTTGACTGATTACAACAATCACTATAATAGCTACAATGCCTGCCTTAATCCAGTCTTTCATTTTCCAGTCACTCCACTCTTTTAGGTGTGACCATAGATCTTTAACTAAATTCATAAGACCTCCTTTTAAAAAAGTTATATCAGAATGTCCCTTTAAAAGGAACTTTTTTAATTTGCATTTTACTGCGTTGACCTTTTGGTCCTGAACCTAAGTTAGCTTTTACTTTTGGTCCTTCCATTGTTGCAGAATAAACATCTGCTATTTGTGTTTTATTGACATTAGACCCTGCATAAGGATTCATGTCAGTAGACACAGTCATTTTTGCATTTGGATACAGTGAACCATTAATGAACTTTGGTTTTGGGTTATTCAATGCCATTTTTTTCTCCTAATGTATCGTGGGTTTTATCAATTGAATAAAATCACGAGTGTTATGTTCTATGATATGCTCGGATTCTCTAGTTGATAAATTATCAAAATAGAGAATGCGTGCAACACTCATCATAGCCCCAGCTAAAAGTATACTATCTTCTTCATTTTGGGAAGTATTTTCTACTAAAAGCAAAAGTTTATCAAAATACTTTTGTAATTTTTCTTCGGCGGGAGTCATATTAGTCATATCAATACTTATTTCTCAGTTTGGACGGTTCCATTACCTTTGTCAACTGTATTCCTTCCCTAATTGTTGCATGTTTATCTGCATTATCTATTTTTTCTTGTTCTTGAGCAGTGCCTACTACAAATTTTTCTTCTTCTAGTCCTTGTTTTTCTCCATCTTTCTGCGCTCGTAGCTCTAATTCTTCCGAACGTAGGCCTAATTCTTTTTCTTTAAGTTCAACAAGAGGATCTTTGTTCATTCCCTCCAAATATTCTTGTTCTTCTGCTACCATTTCTTCTGTTAATTCTTTAACTCGTACAGAAACTTGTTTTGCCGTCTCTATTTCAAACTGTTGTTGAAGTTGTGGAGGTAATTGACCACCATATTGCGCTGTTACTTGTTGTATTTGTGCTTGATTTTGTGCCATTACCTCTTCTTTTGCTAATTCACTTATGTGATTAGAGATATGAGACTGAATTAATGACAAAATAGGGGGTGCATTCTTAACTAAATACGTCGACATAAAGGCACGATGTGTATCAATGTGAGCTGTATGGTCTTGTTGTGGAAATGCCACTGCTGGTTTTTGCATTAACATCTGTGAATTCTCCATTGCTGCATCCATAGGCATCGGTTTTGGAGGAGGTGGAAGAATAGCATCAATATTTTGTACCCCCATTGCCTGATACATACGTCTATAGGCCTCGTATTGATTGTGTATTTGGGGGTTCGCTTGTGCTAGTTGTAACTGTGTTTGCGCTAATGTAATACGTTGCGCCATAGAAAATATATTGGGATCACTTACCGGAATAATATCTACACGATTATCAAAATCTTGTTGCTTAATCATACGATTACCACCTACAACAGCATACGGATATTCTGGTGGTAAGTAATCTTGAATGATTCTTGCTAAAATTTTAAATTCTTTCT